ACAAATGAGGAACGAGTTGATTATCAAGCAATTGAAAATGACCACGAACCTCGTAAAGAAATGGAGAAAGAAGATTGGGCTAATTATCTTTCATACAAATTTTCTCAGGGCTGGTTGACTTCCAAAGAAGATATGGTAAAACAGATGAATAAGTTTAAGCATGTTCATCCTTCAACTAAGACTGCTGCAATCAACCGTGCAGTATCTAAAAATGGTGTGTATCAAGATTTTGTCATACGAGATTGGAAGGAAATTCAACAGTTTACTGACAATCCTGATAACTACACAACGGGGCATGTTTATACCTACAAGGGTAATAAAGACCCAAACCGTATGGAGTGCGGGTGGACTGTTAAAGAGGGTTATGAGCACGAATATCTCATGAACGCAATTAAGAAATACCATGATACACGAAACACCTCATACTTTATTAATTGGGTAAAAACTCCTAATGATAAAGCTCCCACAGTAACTGACAAGAGGGATATCATGACCAATAGCTATGATAAGTTGGAAACCGCATTGTTGTCTACTTTTGAATATTATCAAAAACATGGGACTTTCCCTTGGCGACAAGAAGCTTGGTTTCCCCAAGACAATAAATCAGGGGAAGATAAGTTTATTAAGATTAATGCTTGACATTCTGGGGGAGCTCCGGCTCCCCCTACTTTAAGGATATATAATACATGACAGATTTTTTAAAGAGTATAATTAAAGAAGTTGGAAATGAATATGCTAGTATAGTATATGATGGCGTAGAAGCGGGAGATGTTGACTCCTTTATTGATACTGGGTCATATATTCTCAATGCTCTTCTTTCGGGTTCTCTTAATGGTGGACTTGCATCAAATAAAATAACCGCTCTTGCAGGGGAATCTGCAACAGGTAAAACTTATTTTCTTATGGGAATTGTAAAGAACTTTCTCGACAAAGACCCAAATGCTGGCGTTATATATTTTGAGAGTGAAAGTGCTATTACGAAACAGATGGTCATAGATCGTGGTATTGATGCTAAACGCATGGTTATGATGCCTGTTACTACCGTACAAGAATTTCGTACTCAGGCATTAAAAGTTCTGGACTCATATCTTATACAAAATGAAGCAGATAGAAAACCTCTGTTTCTATGTCTTGATTCTCTTGGTATGCTATCTACAACCAAAGAAGTAGAAGATACAGCAGAAGGTAAAGAGACAAGAGATATGACAAGAGCACAAGTTCTCAAAGCTGCATTTCGCGTATTGACTTTGAAACTAGGACGGGCCAAGGTTCCTATGGTAGTTACAAATCATACTTATGATGTCGTTGGTAGCATGTTTCCTCAAAAGGAAATGGGCGGTGGTTCTGGACTCAAATATGCAGCGTCTACTATTATATACCTTTCTAGAAAAAAAGAAAAGGATGGAACAGAAGTAATCGGTAATATTATTCATTGTAAGAATCATAAATCTCGTTTAACAAAAGAAAATAAAATAGTTGATGTTCGGTTGACATATGATAAAGGACTTGATAGATATTACGGCCTATTGGAACTTGCAGAGAAGTATGAAATTTTCAAGAAAGTGTCTACGAGATATGAACTTCCTGATGGTTCCAAACAATTTGGTAAGACTATTTTAAATAATCCGAAAACATATTTTACAGAAGAGGTTATGCACGATTTAGAAATAGCAGCAGAAACAGAATTTAAATATGCTAGAAGTGACTGAGAATTGATGTTTAATTGTGCTAAAATTTATACTGATGTTATTTCTGATTCAAAATGTCAAGAATTTGTTGATAGATTTGAATCTGATACAGAACATCAAGAAGTTCAAGATTGCGGCCGTGGAGCCACCCTAACACAAATAAATTTGTTACATTCGCCTGATACTATTTGGAAAGATGATGTAAATTTTTTGGTAAATGTTATTATGGAACATGTTGAACAATATAAAAAAGATTGTGATGTGCAACCTGTTCAGTGGCCAGAGAATTTTGGTGTAGAACCCCCTAAGATGAAAAGATATATGTCAGATACGACAGATGAGTTTCCTGACCATGTAGATGTGCTTGATTATAAAACTGCTAAAAGATTTTTAATTACGTTTGTTTATCTTAATGATAATGAAGGTGGTCGAACTAAATTTCTTATGAAGGGGGATGAACTTATATCTCCTTGCAAACGCGGTTCCTTGATAATGTTTCCTCCGTTTTGGCCGTGGATTCATGCAGCAGAAAAACCAATAAATGGGCCAAAATATATCGCAGGCACTTATTTGCACTATGTCTGATATAAAAAGTAAATATATGTTTGTTTCTCAAGCAGGGGCTCAATGGGCTTCTATTTGTATTAAAGGTGGAAAGTTTAATGGCGTGATATATAATTATGGAAAAGTGTCTGTTCCAGAAAAAGAAAATGATGATGGAACCTTGCCTTTTCAGTTTGAATATGATATAATAGATAATGTAGGAATATCAAGAGAAGAGTTTGGTGAAGACTTTTTTACTCTTATTGGTGATATTCTGGTAGATATTATAGATGAACAATTAAAGGGGAACAAACTCGGTTATGTCCCAGACCATTGAACGAACAGCTCTCACACAACTTGTAACAAACGAAAAATATGCTCGAAAAGTTCTTCCTTTTATGAAGGGAGATTATTTTTCTGATAAGATAGAAAGAACAGTACTTGAAGAGATAATAAAGTTTGTAGACAAATATAATAAGATTCCTACACAAACTTCTTTAGAGATTGAAGTACAAGGAAGAAAAGATTTAAACGAAGAAGAATATAAAAAAATTGTTGCGGTTATACAAACATTAAATTCTACTGATGTAGACTTTGATTGGTTGGTAGATACTACTGAACAATTTTGCAAAGATAAGGCGGTATACAATGCGATTGTGGAAGGCATTTCTATCATTGATGGGAAAGATAAGAACAGAGGCCCAGATTCTATTCCTAACATTCTTACAGACGCCCTTGCTGTGGGTTTTGATAATAGCGTTGGCCATGATTATTTGGTCGATTCAGAGTCTCGCTTTGATTACTATCACAAAATAGAGGAGAAGATTCCTTTTGATTTAGAATTTTTTAATAAAATAACTAAAGGTGGACTTCCTCCAAAGACGTTAAATATTGCGCTTGCTGGCACTGGTGTAGGTAAATCTTTGTTTATGTGTCATGTTGCAGCAAACTGTTTATCACAAGGTAAAAACGTACTTTATATAACTTTAGAGATGGCAGAAGAACGTATCGCAGAACGTATTGATGCAAACCTTATGAACATTTCTATGGAAGATTTACATGACTTACCCAAGCAGATGTTTGATAACAAGATTGCTAATATTATTAAATCAACTTCTGGTAAACTAATTGTTAAAGAATATCCAACAGCATCAGCTCACTCTGGACATTTTAGAGGACTGATTAAAGAACTTGCAATTAAGAAATCATTTAAGTCTGATATTATTTTTATAGATTATTTGAATATTTGTTCGTCAAGCAGATTTAAGGGAGCTACTAATGTCAATTCATACATGTATATCAAGGCCATTGCCGAGGAACTTAGGGGCCTTGCAGTTGAAACTAATGTTCCTATTATGTCGGCGACACAGACAACTAGGAGTGGATTTGTCTCAAGCGACATTGGTTTGGAAGATACATCAGAGAGTTTTGGGCTGCCTGCTACGGCTGATCTCATGTTTGCACTCATATCAAGTGAAGAACTCGATGAATTAAATCAGATTGCAGTAAAACAATTGAAGAATCGTTATAATGATCCCACTATTAATAAACGATTTGTGGTTGGATTGGACAGAGCAAAGATGAAACTTTTTGATATTAAATTATCTGAACAAAATAATATAGTAGATAGCGGTCAAGAAGATTTTGTAGAACCAGTATTTGACAAATCTGATTTTGGTGACGGCTGGCAAGTATAAACTGACAGTTATCAACATCTCTGTTATATAAATAGTTAAAACATTCGTATGCATGGAGAAATTGATGAGTTTGCAAAAATACGTTCGGCAAGTTAAACCCCGAAACGAATCCTATACTCCCCCTGTCGATAAAGTTCAGTCATTTTTAACTGAAGCATATACTACACCAATTTCTTCTGAAAAAGATATAACTAAATTCCTTAAAGGACAAAGCAATATTCCTAGAGGATATATTGGTCAACTTAAAAAATTATTAAAATATTTGAAAAAAGAATATTCACCATCTGTTGATGATGGTAAAGGAATTATTGCTGGTGATCCCGAAAATTTTGTAATAAAAATTCGTGGTGATACAGCAAAATCGGCAAAAAAAGAGATAAGTGCTTGGATTAAAACTAATGCCAAATCTATTTTACGAGGGGATGCAAAAAGTAATAAGCCTGGAGCTTACGATTATGGCCAAGGTACACCAAAAGAAGGAACTCCAGACCCAAAAGGTGCTGATTGGGAAAATTTAATAACAGACAAATATAATGAAATTGTAGGTGGAGCAGATAAGTCTGCTTCTTCAGCTGCTAAGAAATTTTATCCCGAATATGGTGAAGCTGCTGCTAAAGTAGCAACCTCTTTCAATAAAAAATTAAAAATGTCTACTGCAATGACACAATATGGCGGTGGTGGTGGAAAGAAAAATCTTAGCCCCTCATGGTTAGAATGGGGAGGAACTAATGGAACTCCTAAAACAGATATGTATACTTCAAAATATAATATATCTCTTAAAAAAGCTGGCGGTTCACAACTTGCTTCTGGCGGAAGAGG